ACGCGGAGAAAACTCTCCAGACTGAAAGTTTGTAATGATAGTTGAAACACGCGCCATTCTAGAACCTTATATTCACAAAATCATCAGCAATGATCTTATCAGGCATGCCCTCCATAGCATCTATTGATCTAGCCTCACGCAACCTTAGTTCGTAAAGCTGTTGCATACCTTGTGCCACGCTAGTGCTGCCAGTGATTGCATAGGCTGTTTCTGATGCTAGTTTGTGAGCAATAGAACTAGACAGCAGGGAGTCAAACAACTCTGTGTCCTCTACCCTAGCAATGTACACAATCTGGCAAGTATCCTCGTCGCTCAGTATCTTGCGCCCCTCCACCTTGAACATAACCTGCGTATCGTAAGCAGCTATGTCACTGTCTACGTTGCTGTTGAAGAACGATAACACACGCAAACAAAAAGGATCTGTGGGCAGGGTAAATTGGCTAGTAAAGCCAAAAGCAGGTGCGGCAGAGTCTTTGGCAAGTGCTGCGCGTGTAATCGCTATGTTCCAAGGGTGTGCGCGTAGAACAGAATCACGCACAGTTTCAAAACGACGGTTACACAATCTAGCTTCTTTAGAGTTTTCTGTGAGCGCGGTGATAGTTGCAGCGCCCAACAAATCCATCGCCTCGTTACAAATATCGACCACGGAAGGCATAGCAGTATCACCCCTTTGCAAGTAAGAGGGGGCAATGCTGCCCCCCCAAAGTTTAGTTTACAACGTACTCAATCACGAATGAGAGATCGCCTGCGGTATCACCCGCTGCGTCAAACAGCAGACCAATAAACAGGTATCCACCTGGGTCTGAAGATTGACCTGCATCCTCCCATACTCGCTGACCGAGCAGGTTGATGTTACGCGCTTCAAACGTGACATCGGTGCCAACACCGCCCACAGCACCGCGTAGGTCTGTGATAGCAGATGCGTAGGCATCATCATCAAGTGCAGTGAAAGTACCGTCACTCTCTGAGTAAACGCCAACATCGCAAGTGTTGGTTGTGCCAGAATCGAGGTCATCATTGAAAAGTTTGATGCTCACGATTGCTGCGTTTGAAGGAATAGGAGCAAGCATCACTGTGTCTGTTGCTGAAAGATCTCCAGCAGCCAGTGCGATTGTTCCCATTGCAACGCGCTTTGTGCCGTGCAAAGTCCTAGCTGGAGATGCCACTTGAGGCAGTGCCAGCAGGTTGGACACGAGAGTCGTATTTACATTAGCCATTTTCTACTCCTCTCTTAGTCTGGGGTTTCATCACAGAAGATTTTGACAACCTTGGCTTCTTCCATCCGCACAGCACCAATGTCCATGCAGTAGTAAACCTGGGTCGCATAACCTTTGTCATTGCGCTCATCAATCCTAGCTTGGACATCTTTGCCAACACCAAGAGTGATACCATCTTCAGCCCATGCAAAGCAGGATCTGATGTCATTGGAATCAATATCCAGACGGTTGGTCATAATGAACTGGAAGCCCATGAAGGTATCCACGTCACCCTGAACAAGTGCCTTGATAGTATTGAAGTCCGATGACGTTACCTGCGTTGTGCCAAGCAAGTCTTCGATCTGCTTTGGCCCTACAGCAATGTAGCGTGGGATTGAAGGATCAACGTCATTCAAGTCCATCTTACGCTTGGCTTCAGTGAGCTTTGCGATAGTCAGACCGTCGTTTGACGATGCAGAGCCAACCATATTGTTGGTGGCATCTAGGGTTGCCGAGCCAGAACCTGTCTCACCAGTAGAGGCAGTGCCAAGTGCAGCAGTGATGATGACATCATCCATAGCGCGTCCCATCGCTGCGGCAGCAGCTTGCGCATAGCTAGATGTCGGGTCTATCAACATACGCACCTTGTCCTGGTCATCAATCAGGTCGGCAAATTCGTATGATGCAATCGAAAGACGACGCCTTTGATGTGGCGTGTCAATCTGTGGTGTATCGGCATGGCGGCTGCTACGCAGTTGCGCAGTCACACTACCGATCTGGTCTATGAAGGCGTTCTTACCTACAACAGTTTCCAAGCGCACCGCATCCCGCAGACGAGAACCCATCTGCTGAGATAGCATCTGCACATTGGCAGAATACTGTTGTACAAACGCCGTAGTGATTTGTGTGGACATGCTGTCCTCCTCTCACACGGTTTCGTTTACACTAATGTCGGTGCGCTACCCTTTCGGACACTCCTAGCTTTTTTGCCAGCATCGGGCTTTCGTCTTTCCGAATTGTCAGCAGGACGGTCCTCACCGCTACCCTGCATCACCCACTCAAAGTATTTATCTGCAAGTAGGTGAGGTTCCAAAACGTCACGCGCACTACCAAACTCGATTGCGTAACGTAAACACTCTAAGCGTATTTGTACCAATTCATTCTGTTCCATGCAATACGCCCATAAGCACATTGACCCGTTCAATCGCTCTTTCTCGCGCTGCAGGGTCTTTTCTGTTCATATAATCAGGGCCACGCATGATAGCGTCAACCTCTTGCTGTGCCGATTGGCGAGAAGCAAGACTTGTTTGCGCAGCATCAGAAACGGTATCCTCGCTTGTAACACTACTGCGAAACTCTGCCATTTTTGCAAAGGCACGAATAAAGTCAGGATGATTGCCAACTTTTGTGCCGTCTGCTAGTTTCATATCTAGCAACTCACCACCACCAAATTGCTTGGCAACCTTTCCAGCATCCGTAAGTTTTGCATCAAACTCTTCACCCCACTCTTGACGCAAGGCCATTTCAGTAGAGTTTCTTTGCTGGGTTTCTGCCTGAACGCTGCTTTCAGAAGCCGCAGATGCCATGCCCCTGTAATATTCAAGTATTCCACTTGCCTGATCTGGTGTTAGACGCAGGCTATGAGCCATTTCTGCATAAGACTTTGCGCCATCTTCAGAAATCAACACGCCATCTGGCGCTATCTCATAACCCTCCGCGCTTTCTGGCCTTCCCAGCTTTCCATAGATATTGTCTAGGTCTGCATCTGTAGGGTTTGTCGGAAACGGCAGTTTGTCTGCGCCAATAAGACGCTGCGCGTTTACATATGATCTAGCAAGATTACTAACGTCTTTTATAGGATTAAGACTTGGATGTTCTCTTAGGTCTTCTGGTATCATTGATAAGAAATCGTTACCAGACCCACCTGATGCAATCTCTGCTGGGGTTTCCAGCGGTGCTGCTTCTGGCTGGGCTACCTGTTCGATAGCTTCCTCTGACATGGTTACTCCTTAATCATCATGTTGTGGATATGGAGAAGAACGGCACGCTTGCCCTCTTCAAAGGCTGTGGCATTAGGATCGCCTGCCACATAGCTTGAGGCACGCCAGTTTGAACGCGCCTCTAAGTCCCGCAAAACTTTTTGACCATGTTCTGTATCAAAAGTCTCACGATACATAAACTTTAACTCATCTATTTCCTTCACTTAGAAACCATCCTTACCGCCTGCGCAGCTTGTGCTGTCGATGCTATGTCTTCTTGTTCTTGCTGACGTTGCAGTGCTTCTTGTTGTGCTTGCTGTCTTTGCTGACGCATTTGATCTACTTCACGCTGGGTCTTTAGAGTGACCTTTGGCACCCCTAGTGAATCTGTGATATGGCGCACCAAGCCATCAGGGTCAATGTGATCTGCAACGGGCAGTCCTTCTGCAAGTGGCAGTAAGATTTCAAGCGCCCTCATAGTATTGTTCAAGCCGCTAGACTTCTGCGCCCTAGCCAATGGCGATACATATTCTACATCTATATCAATGCCCTGAAGAACCTCTGGAGCAGGCGCAAGCATATCAGCGCGTAGCATCAGGGCAAACACACGGTCAATCAAGGGTCGCAACAACTCATTCATCAACCTACCAAGCACTGGTCCAATTACACGCATACGTTCTTCTTGACGCTGTATGACCTCTGTTGCTGTCATCTGCGCAGAACCTGCTGTTAGTATCTGGTCAATGTAGAACGCCTGTCTTATAGCTGCCCTACGCTGTTCTTCCATGCTTAACCCAATAGGGATGTTAGCGCCTGTGTTTAGAGGGGTGATTGTCTCTCTTGTGCCAGAACGAAAGAAGTTTAAGCCACCTGGCTGTGTGCGGATTGGCAACATAAATCCATCATCAGGCACAAGCAATGGTGGGTCTATCTGCTTTTGAGCAGCTTGAATGATGGTCTTAGACATTAAGTTTATCATCTTGACATCTGGCAATGCCGTCATTGCAGGCGACCTGCCCATCACCTCACCAGTTGCCTTGAGGAAACGCGGCACAACATATGGTAGTTCTTCAAAGCCACCTTCACTAATTATCATCTCTGATTTTTTACAAATATACACCGACATAAACGGCATATTCAGATTGTTTGGCTTTGTTACATCTCTGTCAGTGCGTGGTGATACGACATGAAGTATCTCTACTTCTTCGTCAGGCTTTTTCTCAAATGTCTTGCGAATAAAGTCACCAACATTTTCTAAGCCAAAACGCTCTACTGCTTGCTCTGCCGTTGACTCATACAGACGATAAACTGTATCAACCATTCCATACTGATCTTCTGACACATAAAACTCAGATATATGGCGCGTGCTAAAACGTAGCTTGTCTCTGTCCATCTCGCAGAACATGCAGGCTGTGCCAAAAACAACAAGGTCAACATACGCTTCATGCACTTCTGTTTCAAAGTTTGACCTCTGAAACGCCTGCATCATGCGCATACTTGTGTCTTGCAACCATCCGCGCACCTCGTCGTCACGGTTGAGAGCTTCGTTCTTGATGTCCAAATGAAACCACGGCGATGCACCACTTGTAAGCATGCCATGAAGAAAAGCAGCCATCAGATCAATCGACTGCAAAGCGGTGCCGTCGTAAATCAACTCCATCCGCTTCTCACCACGAGAGCGTTTCTTTACAACATCAGACTTGCGAGGCAGCATATAGTCGGCAAGCTCTTGGTAGTGAGTATCCCAGTTATCTCGCTTGTATTTGAGATGATCGTATCTCTTGATGATTTCTGCTGCTTCTTTTGCCATGTCTAACCCATCAATGTTGGTGTGCCATCAGTTGTCTTTTTCGGGCCAAGCGCACCTGCAACGATTGTCGATCCACGACCACGACGCCGCCCCATCTCTTCTCGTTGCGCCTCTTCAGCCATAGCTTTTGCGCGACCAACATCTGGCTTTGGCGGCACTGGTGGTGGCGGTGGTGGCGCTGGAAACTTTGGTGTCAGAAAACTCATGTGTTGCTCCTACTCATAAAGCGCTCCCCCACCCTCAAGCAAAGTGCCTGCGGCTCCAGGCTTTTTAGAACGTGTTGGCGTTCTTCTACCACGCGCAAGCCCCTCGTCTGGATCGTCTGGCACCACTTCGGGTGTTACCTCTGGCGTAACTTCGGGTGTTTGATCGCCAAAAATTGTTTCAACAATCTCTCCACCTATTTGTTGTACTGGCTTTTCAATAACCTCTTCAAACGCTTCACTTAACAAACTTGGTATATCTTCAAGAGGCTCAACAATCTCTGCTGCTATTTCTTGTGCGCCTTCCAAGATGTCACCGCCTACTTCTGCAACTGGCTGACCTACGCCTTCAACAATGGTTGTAGTCAGGTCTAGGGCAGGTTGAGCTACATCTAATATTGTTTCAGGAGTCTGCGCAACAGTCTCTACCGCCTCTTGCACAACTTCAGTTACTGGCTCTGCAACCTCTGTAATTGTTTCAGCAGTCTCGCCAGTAACATCAATAGCAGGCTCTGCTACTTCTTCAACAACTTCAGTTACTGGCTCTAGTACTTGCGCAACAACTCCACCCATTACCTTCTCCTAAACGTGGAAAGGATTGTATTCACTGATCGCAACCTTTTGTGAAGGGCGTCCAACACTCGCTCTATTCTCCAGCCCAATAGCCAGATACCTAAACGAATCCGCACAATGAGAAGTGTAGTCGTGGCGCGGATGGTCGCGGAAAACCTTTCTCCTATCGTCCCAGTCTTGACGGTACTGTCTAAGCATTTCCAAGCCATCACTGCATCTATCCTTATCAAAGTGGCATTTAGGTATCAATAGACGTGCAGCATTAATACCGTCAGCTACTTTCATTTTCGGTATAACACGAAAACGTATGCCAAGCGAGTATGCAGTTTCTAATCGACTTTTACCAGACCCTAACTCTCTTACCTCAATATCATGTGGTGCAAGATGATCGCCATAGTAATAATCTTTTTGCTTGAGAATGTCAGCATAGTGGTCAAGCCCCACCCCCGAACTCTCGTAGTAATCAATAATATTTACTGCACCGCTACGGAAAACTTGCGCAAACCAGATAGACGTTGAATCATTTATACCCAGATCCCATGCGGTATGCACAGGATATGCAGGGTCATATGGAACCCGTGTAACCCTTCCACTATCATCGGCATCAACCAACAGCTTTGCATAATACGCTCCAACAATAGCTGCTGTGAAAGAACACTCATACTCCTGTTCATATTGCTCTGGAGTCATTTGATCTCTGGCAGCTTCTAGC